CACCTTGAATATCACTGTAAGGAATATCAGTGACTAAATCAACTTCACCATATTGTGTTAAAGTTTCAATGCTATATTGATCATCATTGAACGGTACTTTAAATGATACTGTACCAATTTCAGCACCATTATTGTCAACACCATAAACTTCACGTTTAAAAATGTTTTCTTGGTAACCAATGCCTTCGCTTAATCCAGGTTCAGTTTGAATCCAAAAATTATGACCTAACTGATTAACTGTAAAATTATAAGTTCTTCCTCGTACAAGATTTAAAGTTGGATTGACTTTATTTGTAACTTGATCAAATTGATATCCAATTAAACCAACTGGTTTATTTCTTATTACATTTCCAGTGGTGTCGGGGTTTGCTGGACGTCTAACTGTTAATTCTTCTAAGAAGATAACTTCCTCTTTATTCTTGTCTGCTTCGTAACCGTTAACTTCTAAAGTTAATGGGCCAGTCGGGATCCAATAATACTTGCTATAATTAATAAGTTTATCGAGATCGATAAACCCTTCATAATTATAATATTCATTAGAAAATAATCTGCTGTGATCTGTGTTGATACCGCCTTCTAAGGCAATAGCATTTAATAAATCAACATAGTTATAGGCATTTGTTTTTTTAAATTTATTTGTTCCGACAATTCTTTTATTGATAACAAGACCAGGTTCAAGTTGATAAAATTGACTGTAACTATCAGTCTCTCTAACATATGCATCATCTGATTTATAGTTAGGACTAATATCTTGTCTTCCAATATAACCATACACATTTGTCATGCGTGGTTCCTGAATTAACTGATCTACTGTTGCATTTAAAAATCTACGATTAGTATTTGTTCTGAATACACCAGGCAGAAATTCACTTGATATCTTTCTATTTTTGGTAGACTGATTAATTTTAGGAACATTATCTAAAAACTTATTGACCATTTTTAATACCTATTAACCTGTTATTAAAGAATTTTGATTTAACCCAACATAAACACCAGTTACAACTTCAATGTTTTCCACGGTTGCTGCACTTACTAATATCTCATTTGGTTGACTACGTATTTCATAAAGATCACCAAATACACTATCTGGATAAATTGGTATTAGCACAACACTGTTTAAGTATTGTCCCAATTGGCTATGTAAGTAAGCACTGAGTTCTGAGAAATAGAATGTTTTTCCAAAATCCCAATTTTCAATTGCAAAGTAAGCATTTATTTTATCAACAACTCTACTCTTTAATTCATTAGCACTAATATTACTACTTAAATTTTTAATAACTTGAATTGTTGCCTGAAGTGGGGCTGATGCTTTTGAACCAAACAAAGGTTTATAAACTCCTGAATTCAAAATCATTTCGTCACTGATCATTTTTAATTGTAGTAATTCATAATATGAAGTACGTAATGTTACCGAATCAACTGGAGTTGGCATTGTTACTTTATTTGTCATATCAGTGATATAATTTCTATATGCTTCGTCGTAACTACGTGTTAAGATAAAGGTATCGATGAGATTAGTTGTTGCAGGATCGATACGACGACGATCACTTGCATTATGTTTATATTGAAATAATAATCCTTGTCTCCCAATATATGCTTTATATTCAGTGCTTACATCAACTACAGTATTTGCATTACCATTATAAACAATTTGATAAAAACTTTTATCGTTGATAGCATAGAACAGTTTTCCGTTTGGAAAATTATTTCTTACATTTTCAATTGCAGTTCTTGTTGCATATACATAATTTATTATTCCACTATCTAAAACTTGATATCGAATTAGGTTATCATAATCAATAAATTTTTGATAGAAAACATAAGTGTTATCATTTGATCCCACTACTGTTGAAAAGATAGTCGGATCTGTTGGCAGATCATTACGTGAAGATTTAGGGAATGTTACTTTTACTTTAGTACTGTCAACATATCCATCAGTTTCTATAATATTTTCAAGTAAGTCTAAAATTACTTTACGTTCAATTCTACTAGTATTTGCACTATTGGTATTGCTTTCAAGTATTTTAATATTATCTTTAACTACAGTATTTGTTTTAACATCATACACTGATTCAGGATTGATATTCAAAAATCGAATTGAATTACTTGAGTAGATGTAATCTAACCCTCTGTACGCAACAGTATATTTTGTTCCATCATTTGTGAATAACATTAACCAACTTGAATCATTATTAGTTCCGCCAGTCGCAAGATCAAATTTACTTGTTTGATCAACATTGTTAATTGCAACAATTTTCCAAGGTTCACCGTATGGTGTTTGTGACCAATCATATCGCAATGCGAATTCTACATTATTAAGAATGTATGTTGTCATAGTGTTGATTAAAGTATTAGTTAGTTTAGTCGTAAATGGCACATAACATAATGATGCTACTGCACCTGTAGGAATGTTTTCACTTAATGTAATACTACCAATGGTACGCCCTGCAAGATAGATAGGGGTACTGCCGTCGCCAATTTGACTTTTGATTGATGCATAAATTTCAGTCTTATCTGTAGGTAATTTAGGTGTACCTAATATTAAACTATTACTATTATCAAAGTAATAACCAGTAGGTGCTGTAAACTTAATAAGACTATTGATTAACAAATATCTCAGATTATTAGTTACACCAGCACTATTACCGATTGGCTGATATGTAAGTAAACTATAAGAATAAGCAAAGAATCCTGTTGATGTGTTAGTGTCATCAGTCTGTCTAATCCAATTTAAGAATGGCAAGACCTGACTATTGTACTTTTCGTAAAAGAAATGTTGAGTTGCATTACTCTTAACTATAGGTTGAATAACATTGTTAACAGTTCTAATTACATCATTGCGACTTGTAAAACTAAAAGAAGTGCTTTCTAATATTTCTTTTTTATAGAAAGATCCATCGCTTCCAAATAAGTCAGTACTACTATATTTTCCAGTTGGATCGGTGATATCTAAATATCTACTAATACCACTGCTATATCTATTAACACTTTTTACTTTAATAATATCACTGTACATAGCATATGGAAGTACGTTGTAATCTTCGCCGTTTACCATACGTCCCTGTGTATAGAAATTTTGTGGAGCCTTATCTTTAATTTCTTGAATTAGATCTCTGCGGCTGCTATTTGCAACAGTATATTGCAATGATGCCTGGATAGTTAAACGTTCAGGACGTCCAATTTTATTGATATAAGGAATTACGATGCTTACATTGGCTAGATCAGCAGGACTGATTCTATATGTTAAGCCGTTACTAACTCTAAAATATGTTCTATAATTTCCAAGTGGGGTATCACCAAAAGTATCATCACCAAATATCAAATCAATTTGATCATTTACTCTACTGGCAACACTGAATAATTTTCTATTTCCGCGAGCAATACTATTGTAAACTGCATTACTACCGATAATATTAGGAATCTTAGTCCATTGATCGCCAATGGATCCATTGTTTAAATCATAAAACCAAACATCTTCATTATTAATGTTTTCTAAATTAATACTTAAAATACGATTTGGAACACGGTCAGGAAATGCTTGGTCTAAATTGTTTAGTACACCTTGTTTGAAGAACAAAAAATATCCAGTATTAATGCTGGCATTGCCCCTGCTATCATTTTGATAAACAATACCAAAATTACCAAAAGAACCTGGATCATTCTCAACAATAGTTTCACTGTCAGTGATACTTGCACTTACAATTTCAAATGGAGTGATTGTATCATTAATCACAGTAGTAAATGGGAAAACTGGCTGGATAGTAGTGGGAACAGCAACATTATATTGTTCTGTTTTAATGCCACTTATAACTTTACTGGCAAATGGTTTGCCAACACGCTGACCGCTTGCTAACGATGCATTTATTATTAAATTGAATTGATTTAGCCAATCTGAGTTAGATGGATCGTTCCAGTTGATAGTAATTCTACTTAAATTTCTACTACTGTAGTCTACTACATTTTCAGTCGTTGTAATGCTTTTTATTTTTACAATGCCATTTGCTGCTCTATTACGATTAGGGTTATAATTTAACTGTTTGACAAGTTTTAATACACTATCTTTACGTTCAGCAGTGGCAAGAAAATTCTCCCTTGCATTTAAATCAGTACGAAATGCAAGGCTTTGTGCCTGGAAAGCAATTAAATCTAATAATGCAATAAATTCACTGGATTCAATGAAATCATTGAAATCTTCAGCATAGTAAGTGCGAAGATAATCAACCATAACTTTACGAATAGTTTCGAAATCATATGCTTGGAAGTCTGCTTCAGTAAAAGCAGTGTAAAGTTTTTTCCAATCTTCAGCAGCAAAAAGATTTGTCTGTCTGTTGTTTGATGGTGTTGCCATTATAATCTAAACCTCTAACATTATTTATATGGATTATAATATGCGTATTTTAATAGGACAATGTACTTGAAATGGTTCCATCATTTCCATCAAATGCCAGATTTAAACTTATTAATTCATTTGTTCCTTTAAGGGCAATCTGTATATCCAATAAAAGACCATGACCCGAAGGACTTTCTTCAACATTAATTCGATCAATCATTGAAATGCGAGGATCGTTTGAAATTATCTCTGTTACGTTAGCAACAATTTCATTTTTTAACACTGTAGTAAGAGGATCGAATAATTTATCCCAAATTAAACATCCAAACCCAGGATTCATTAATTTTTCACCTTTTCTAATGTGAAAATGATTTAACAAATCAGTAATGATTAAATTTTTATCAGTTATAGAATATGGACCAAAATAATTTTCCCCAATACCTACAATAGTAGTGGGATCTCGATTAATGAATTTTTTAGTACTATAACCTTTATATACTGTCATACTATTATTTAACAACCTCCCATCATGCCAGCCGCCGATGCTGCTGCTGCCGGTGCTGCGCCTGCACCACCACCGCCGCCCGCAGCACCAACTTCAACTGGTGCACCTAACCCATTATTGTCTAGAACTGTTGCTTGCTCTTCTGAAGCAATTTGAAGTTTTGCTGCATTGCCAGTTTCACTTAATGCTTGATTTAAATCACCTTGAGTTAATGTTTGATTGGCGCCATCACCAGCAGTAAGTTTACCGGTTACAACATCATCTCCGCCGCCAGGATCAGGACCATAAATCGTACCTTTGTCGGGACCGTCTAATGCAACTGACTTATATGTAGCATCAGGATTTTGTGGATCGTACCAAGTAGCATAGGTAACACCGTCTTGCTTTTCGACCGTACGCTCCCACCCTTCTGGAACATCAGATGGTTTAATAATACTCTCATAATTGTCAAGTGTAGTATTAAGATTTGCATTTGCATCATTAAGAGTTTGTTTTGCTTGCTCTAATTGAGCAGCATTTGCTTCAATTTGTGCTTGAACGGCTTGAGGTCTAGTTCCAGCAACTGCAACAGTACTTCCGGCAGTTGTTACAGGTTGCCCATCGCTTCTAGAAATGTTCCCATCTTCAGTTTGTTTGAAGGTTAAATTACTACCTTCTTTACTATAAGTGAAAACATCTTTTCCATTTGCATCTTGTGTAACTTCTACTTGTGTAAAACTTGGATCAACTCCATTTGGCGGCTTAATTAACTTATCTCCACTAGAATCATAAACTGATCCATCATTATATCTTCTATATTCAGTACCGTCTGCTGCTTTTAAAACTCTATAATCGTATCCATTTTCATCAATGATATTTGTACTTACTTTATAGTCGCCTGCGGGCAGTCCATCTGGATTTGATGTTGTCCCGGGTCCTGCTGCTGCTTTTGTTTCATATACCCTATTCCATTTTGCATTATATGCTGCCAACTGCTCTGCTGAAACATTTGGGTTGTCACCCCGTGCATTACCAGTATACCAAACTGTTGGGACTCGACTTACATCGCCCCCAGTGGCTTTTAAAGCATTATCAACACCAACCGAACCAATCTTATCCCATACTTCAGGCGTCATTTTAGTATCAGGTGTTACCCCTGCTTGTTTAGCCCAAGTATCTAAAGTAGTTCCAATTGTTTGATAAGGACCTATAGCACTACTTTTTGCGCCCGCATCTAGCATACTTTGTTGATATGCCCTAACTTCAGATAATGTCATATTAGAAGTATCAATCGATGTCGGGAAGCCTACTTTTACTGCTTCGTAATTTACTGCTCCGTAATTGCCACCTGCTTCAACTTGTCTAATAGTAGCTAAAATTGGTGCATTGTCCCCATCGTATCTTGAAAAATTAGGTCCAACACCCGGTGCTACTCCTCCAACAACTCCACCTGCTCCGTAAACGAATGTACCAGGAGTTACTCCACTAAAATTTAAATAATTAAAAGATCCTTGAATTCCCAATTGAATATACTGACTAAGTTGCATAGTTGACAAACTACTGCCACCCATTTTAACAGTATAAGTTGCAGGACTTACAAAAGTAGATATACCAGTGGTATTATTTTGTATTGCTAGACTAGTTGGATTTACCTCAGAGTCAAATGTATCCGGATCTATTCCTGCGCTCATAGCACAGCCTTTAATATATTGATCGTAACTATAAAGATCTCTGCCTTGTTCAATACTAGCAACAACAATTGTCATTACTAATTTGGTCATGGGATCATTCATATCTATTTCTTGAGTAGGGTCCATACCCCACTGAGATTGCATTTTAGTAAGGAAATCTTGAGTTTTAGAATCTAAAGTATTAGCAGCCATTTATCCCCCCTTCCTTGCAATATATTCTTTAATAAAATCTGATAATGTGTTTGCACCATCACTTTGTATTAAATCTAATAAAGTACTTAATGCTGCAATACCATCCTCAGGTGTTGCATAGGAATTTAATCCATTAACTTGCCCAATTGCAAATGGATCTAATGTTAAGTCTGTTAAATCGCCGGGATTATTAAGTGCTTCGCCTGGTTTCAAATTTTTATTAGTTGTTGCAGTAGGATCCGAAAGATTAACAGCAAACCCAGATGATGAAACTGGCAATGGGAGATCCACATTAGTATAAAGTGCAGCAGTTTCGTCATACACATTTAATGTTGATGCGTCACCTAGGTTTGCTCCTTGGCCTGCATAACTTGCTTGTAATCCAGGATTAAATTTGATTGGGCCGCTTGCGTTTGTTAATACCCCATAATACGATGGAACGTCTTTTGTAGTTCCAAAACTACTTGCTGCACCATAACTTCCCGAAGCGCCAGCGGCACTCGGTACTCCATTGACTGCGGCTTGACTAGGACTACTTGCAGGACTATTTGTTCTAGAGTTTTGATGACCACCAAATGGCTCATGCGATGGGCCTTGCCCACCCATTGCCATACCAGGAGGACTGGCATTTTTAACTTTTTTACTATTTAAAGTAATACAACCTGCTTTTTGATCAATATGCTGACCACCTGATATCCCCACGCACATCATTCCGCTCAGATATGTTTTCATTCCTGACAAGTGTAAGTCGCCCATGCCTCCAACTTTAACGCCGCCCATGCCCATAATATCAACAGTTGCACCTTTAAGTTTTAATGGGCCAGATGCCGCAATGTCAATTGTGCTTCCGCTTATTTTCACCGAAGAAGGTGTTTCTAATACAATACCAGCAGTGGCATGCATTTCCATTTTTGCCTGACTAAAAATTCTAACATTGCCGCCGCCGTCCATTTCAAACCATGCAGAGCCCGATGCGTTTATCAAATAAACAATACCAGCACTATCATTTAACAACAACATGTTACCATTACTAGTACGAAGTTTAATTAACTGACTGTTGCCGTTAACATCACCATCGTCCATAATAAACTGATGTCCACCTTGTCTAGCGGGAGGACTTGTATTCACTTCGCCTTCATCATTAGTACCTGCAGGTAGTACTAGATCGGGGCCAGGTGTGCTAATACCAAATACTCTACTGGGAGTTTCGCGAAATGCACTACTAATACCCGGCCCTCTGACAGGATCTTGTAATAATCCTTGGCGTTGATAGACTTGCTTCTGGTAGTCGTGCGAAGTTGTTGCCCTCTTAAAAAACGTACCTTCATTATCATGTGTAGCAGGATCATTATCATTATATTCAACCAGTGGATCAGGTGATCCGCCGTGAAACATACCACTACTAATCCCAGGAATCATATGCAGATTTGGCCAATCAGGGATACATCCAAACCAATATCCTCTGAATGGGTCACCGTTTACGAAAGTGCATAAAACGCTTACTCCAATATCAGGTGGAACAAACCACATACCATAACTATGCGGACTATTAGTAAAATCTTGACCAGTTGATCTTAGATCAGGACTAGTTTGTCCATAAAATGGAGTGCAATAATGAACTGTTCTCCAACTGGAATCGTTGTCTTCGTCTCCGCCTAATTCAGGAATATAAACTTGTAATCTGCCAGAACGCATACTATCGATATTATTTTTCACAACCCCAACAAAAGGACCAGGGTTAATTCTAATACCAGCAGCATCTTCATGTCTACTATGTTTTGGTGCTTTACTAGATTGTGTATTGCTAATTTCCATTTTACTTTTAAACCTTTAAGGACCAGTTTTTCCTGGCGATGTAGTTGTGTTTGGTACTCCGTCAGTGTCTGTTTTTGCAGTTTCTGAACTGTCTTGAATTCTAACTCTGAAATTCTGTAATTTTTGTGTAAATCTACCTTTTCTAAAACTGCTAGTAACAGTTATTACTTGATAATAACCACTAAACACAGAAGTAGATACATTACCTAAACTAAAAATTCCTGTAACAGGATCGTAGTCTGTTAGATATGGCGATTTAAATTTAAAAAAGAAACAAGTTGTACTATTTTGAAAATTAATGGTTCCATTTTTTAAAGTTTTAGTTGATGAATCTACATTAGTAGAATACAATACATTATCCTGTTGTATCCAATCAGGATCGCCAACAATTTCAATATCCAAACTAATCATATCTCCTGCGCTGTCAAACATCTTAGACATCATTTCTCCAACAACTGCTCTTTCTTCAGTTGAAGTTGAATCACCGCTATTCTGTTGATTTGCAAGACCATTAGTTGGTAAAATACCAGGCTTAATAATTCTGGAATCACCTGCTGAACCGGGTATATCTGATTTTGGTTTATCAGCATATTGTCCTTTCATGGCATTACGTGGTTCGTAAAAACTCATCTTAAAATCAATTGCTGCTTTAATTACATCTCTATTATTGCCAGTATAAATGTATTCATAATTTTTAACAACACTGGAAGCACCTACAGGGGCTTGCCCCATGTTATCGTGATCTTCTCCATAATGTTCATATGTAACTACAGTATAAGTCACTTGTCGAGCAGTAGTATTTGTTATAGTATCATACTCTAATAATTCAACTTTAGGTATAATTTTCCACATTGTGACAGGCTTATCTTTAGTAGGAGTCTTTTGAACTTGTTTTTGCATAAAATCAGTCTGCGTTAAAACACGCCCAATTAAATCAGTAATTTTAGTGCCTGCTTGTATTTTAAGTGTGGCAAATTGTGTGTCTTGTTGAATTGTTCCTTGTTGACCTGCTTGTAGATTTTTCTGACCTTCAGAACCCTTAGGGCTTGGCATAGTTTTTGCTAGATCATTTGGCGTTTTTGAATTTACAATACTAGCATCGCCCAATACGTCCGTAAATTCAAAAAGATATCTATTTTCAATGTTTTGTGCTTTGTTATCTTTTTTATATTTTTCATTTGCTTTTAATGCTTCAGCAACACCTTTAGTAATAATAGTAGTGTTATTATTAGGAGGCTGAGGCTCTGCATCGGATCTAGGATTGCCAGATGCTTTTGTTTTTTCAATTGTCTTAGCATTAAAAATTTCTTTAACTTTTTCCCCTACAAGTTCAATATGAAAAGGAATTTGATTGTCTAAGAATGTCAATGCCATATTTTGAACGGGAATGCCTTGACAATTGTACACTGCTCCTTTATGAGTAATACTAAATTGTATACTAATCATAGTGAATGGAATATACTTTGTTGCATCAATGACTACTGGATGACCGAGATCATCGTATCCAAAAAATTGTATCTTTAAGACATAGATAATTTGTTTATAGTCTGCGCCATCTGCTTGGCTTTTGGAAACTTCGTACAATCTATCTAATAATGTAACCGTATACGGTTCAATGATGTCAAACTTTAAACTCAACGCATCTGTGCCTCTGGCTTGCGGAGTTTTATTTCCTACAATGGTTTCAATTTCTAAATTATCAACAACCATGTCATTGCCAAATGCAGGAGCCCTATTAGATTTGTCCTGTGTACTAAATCCGCCATTAGAAATTAATAACTGTCCATTTTTTACAATATCGCCAGCAGTATCTGGAGAAATACTACCTTGAGCAATTTTGTTAAAATTGGTTTTGCTAATTGCCCATAATTGTAAATTATATGTATAATTTACATAATCATGTAATATGTTACTTCTTGCTTTTGCGGATGGGGTTGCCATTTAAATTCCCAGATTATGTATCAACGTATCTTTTTTAGGAATATAGATGTACTTGTCGGCAGAAAAATCCCAAATTGGATCAATGATAATATCTCTATTTCTCATCATGAACACCCACCAATATTGAGTTGTGTCATATACCCACCAACTTAATAAGTCTGGTCTATATTGATATTGTATGCCAATTTGTCTATACAAATCATCTGCTTCTGCTGAAATTTCACGTATTGCTAGTATATCTAAGAACTTACCTTCTATATAAGGAGTTAACTTATAAGGACTAGCAGTATTATATTTTATATCAGTTGCCATTAAATCCATCCTCCAGTTTTAGTTCCACCAGTACTAGAAGTTGTTAATAAACTACCTTTAGAGAAAGATTGTAAATCAAAATTATTACTAATTTTATTTCTACTATAAAGCGGCATAGTATCTAATGTTATATTAAGATCAAGTGGAACTTTACAAACCTTATTCATAAAAGTAACTGTCATATAATTAACATCATTTGGAAGAGTATAATTAAAATCTTTAACAACAATGGGTATGTGATCAAACATATATTGACCATATGCATCTAAATACAAGACAGGGGGAGGAGTTCCCCTGTTATCTTTTCCTGCATAAAACATCTTAGTAACTGTTCTGAAAAAATGCATCATTGAAAGAATATATTTTGCTTCGTTCTCAGTTTGTGCAGTGAATCTACCTTGAATACTAATACTATCTACTGCACTGTGGGTATAGTATGGCGTAGTATAGTTACTGTGTAATAGATTTTCACTTTCATAGTTTGCTCTATGACTTACTGTAATAGTTGGAGGATAAGGAAAAAGAACCCCGGAAGTAGGTTTTAATGAATCAAAAACAGTGCTATTATTAACAAAAAGTCCAGTTTGATCAACTATTATAACTCTATGATCATCAACATCAGTAGGACTATCAATACTCAATTTATTATTTGTTGGTACGTTTGTACTCAACCCTGGATCAAATACCCCACCTTTTGGAATAAAATTAGAACTAGTTGGATCACTTGCACTGCCGCCAATAGGACCATTATTTGTTTTAGGATGATCTAGATTTGATCTGTCGGCATTAGGATATCCAATTGATCCCTGTGCTCTATTATCAGGTTGTGCCTTTGCCCTTTTTACAGCATCATTGATTGCGCCGTTGGGCCCGCCTGGATTAGGATTACCGCTGGGTGGTTGAGATTTAAAACTTGGATTATAATCTGTATTTGGATCAAGTTGACCAACACTGGATCTGTATCCAATGCTAGGACTAAAATATGTAGGATCTGATATAGCACCTGGATCTAATTGAGGTATGCCTGATCGATAACCTTGGCTTGGACCAAAATATGTTGGACCAACACCAACATCATAAACAGATGTTCCTGGTGTGAATCCAGAGCCGGCCGGACCTCCTAGACCTGTGCCATAATAATCTTGATTGGTAATTGTAACACCAATTGCACCTATACGTGCTCTAGATCTAGAATAAAAATTAGGGCGTTGTGGTTTAAAATTAGGCATTTTTTACTTCTTTTGAATAATAAATATTTACCAAATTATAATATGGCTATATAATAATACAATGACAGTAACAAAACGTACTCCTTATCTTACTAACAAAGATCTCTTACGTGAAATTCATAAGAGTAAGAATACATACTGTAGTTTTTTAACTCCAGAAGATCATCAATATGATCTTATTCTGCCAAGTTTAAGTAAAATTAATCAACGTACAGTTGCAGAAGCAAAACGTGCTCGTGCTACATTTTTAGCCAAACAAGCATGGGAAGCATCTCAGTTGCAAGGCATTAAAACAAAACTTGATGATCATATGATAGATTGGCATAAGATTAAAAAAACTGAAGTTGTGTTTCGTATTATGACATGGGACCACATTCCATTGGCCCCTGGTCGCAAAAAAACTCCAAAAACTGCAAGCGATCATCATACTAAAATTAACTTTCCGCCATTCCAACATTATCGTTATAATGACGAAGATGAACTAATCTGTGTTGGAAAAAGTCACTGGGACGGCGGACTTGGGAATGGTGCTTTCAATAAAGATCATGGCGCAATGACAAATAGTCTTGCACGTATGTTTATGAAACTATGCGAACGTTTTGGATCCAAAGGCAACTGGCGTGGATACACATACAACGATGAAATGCGTAGCCAAGCATTGTTACAGTTAAGTCAAGTTGGACTACAGTTTGATGAAAGTAAGTCAAACAATCCATTTGCTTACTATACTGCAACAATGGCTAATAGTTTTACAAGGGTTCTTAATGTTGAGAAGCGCAATCAACATTTGAGAGATGATATTCTAGAAATGAATGGATTGAATCCGTCATATACGAGACAAACCGAAAATGCCATTAAGGCAAAGGAAATTGTCGTTGTTGACATCGATCCCACAAGTTTAATAGGTAAAAGTTAATCTTGCTCTTTACTTATTAATTCAGTATAATAGCAGTATGTCAAACTTATTCAAACGTGCTGCTATTTTTACTGATCTACATCTTGGAATGAAGTCAAACAGTAGTGTTCATAATCATGATTGTGAGCGTTATGTTGATTGGTTCCTTGATCTTGCTAAAAGTAAGGAATGTGATATCATACTATTTTTGGGTGACTTCCATCATAATAGAAACAGTATCAATATCAATACTATGGACTACAGTCTTAGATGTTTAGATAAGATTGACTCTAGTGGCATTAGGTGTATGTTTATTCCTGGTAATCATGATCTTTACCACAAGGACAAACGCACCCTCAGTTCAATTAAGTACATCAACAAGTTCAAGAATATTCAATTAATCAATGAACAGTACAGTGAGGGTGACGTTTGCTTTGTGCCATGGCTAATTGGCGAAGAACACAAGAACATGCGTAAGATCAAAGATCGTTACGTCATGGGGCACTTTGAACTGCCGCGCTTCCTTATGAATGCTAATGTTGAGATGCCAGATCATGGCGAACTACGCAAGGATGATTTTGGACACGTTGACTTGGTATTCACTGGACATTTCCACAAGCGCCAAGTACAGGATAATGTACACTATATCGGTAATGCTTTTCCTCATAACTTTGCTGATGCATGGGACAATGATCGTGGCGCAGTTATTTTAGATTGGGGCTCGCAGCCAGAATACTTTAACTGGAAAGAAGGTCCAGAGTATCGTGTTATGAATCTTGCTCAATTGATCGATAATCCAGAAACTTTCCTAAATGATCGCACCTATGCTCGTGTTAACTTAGATATCAGCATCAGTTATGAAGAGGCAAACTTCATCAAAGAAACTATGCTGGGACAGTATGGCGCACGAGAACTGAGTTTAATTCCACACAAGCAGGAATTAGATTTAAATGGAACTCCAATTGATACAGCATTTGAATCAGTTGATCAGATTGTGATGAGTCAAATTGATACAATTGATTCGAATTCATATGATCGCAAATTGCTTATGGAAATTTATAGTGGACTATGAGTAAAACATTTTGTGTTAATCCATGGATTACTTTACATTCTAAGTTAGACAGAGGATATAATCCTTGCTGTTTATTTGAAGGGTCTTATCAATTACCATTAGATGAATACATCAAGAATAAAGACCTAAACAGTGTAAAAGAACAGTTGTTGAATAATCAACGTCCTAAAGAATGTTTATCCTGTTGGTCACTTGAAGATAGAAATCTTATTAGTAAAAGACAACGTGATAATGAATTATATCAAAAAGTCTTTAACTATTTGTATACAAAAGATTCTACTCAAACTAAGAAATTTTTTGAATATTATCTAAGACTTGGAAATTATTGCAATATTAGGTGTACTACGTGTAATGATACGTTTAGCACCGGATGGATTAGTGAATTAAAAAAGTATGGCGATAAACATTTAGATGCTAATTTAATCAGTGATGAACATGAAATATGGCAACAAATTAAAGACAATTCTGCTTATACAGGAGCAATTGAATTCATAGGAGGCGAACCTTTTATGATGTTATTAGATATGCAAGCACAGTTATTAAAAAGTTTAATTGACTCAGATGATGCTAAACACATAACAATAAAATATAATACAAATGGAACTAAAATTCCGACCGAGTTAATTGATTTATGGAAGTATTTTAAAAAAGTAGAACTTAATATAAGCATAGATGGAGTTAAGGAACGCTTCGAATATCTAAGATACCCCGCTACATGGAAAGAAGTTAATAAAAATATTAACTTTTACAAAAATTTAAATTTGCCTAATTTAATCATAACTTTAATGCATACACTAAGCATTTTTAATATAGGATATGTAGATGAAATTGTAGAGTTTTCACAAAAAACAAACATTAATATATTTTTTAATATGCTAGAAAATCCTAGAGAATTCAATCTGTTTAATTTTAATAAAAATGTCGACGAGTGGATCATTAAGCAAATTGATAACATAGAAGTAAAAAGAATACAGGATATCAAACAAAATTTAATTAATAAAAAATATTCAAAAACTTTTGAGAAAGAATTTTTAAGTCGTTGTCAACTGTTAGATTCAAGAAGGAATCTTGATGTTGCTAATACTTTTCCGGAGTTGATTAATGCTATCAATCGATGATATTACAACATTAGATATCGAATCTATTAACAATTGCAATGCTAAATGCCCACTGTGTTTAAGAGCTCAAGGTATTAAAACAAACGATTCTTTAGATTGGGATCAAGTTATTAATCAAACAACTGAAAAATTTTGGAAACAGTTGCAACTTATTAATTTTAATGGCTCAACTGGCGATAACATAATGCATCCTAAAATATATGAAATTTTAGAATGGGTGATGAATAATAGTCCTGCTGAAATAATAGTTAACACGAACGGTTCAATAAGAGATGTTGCTTGGTGGGCAAAATTAGGTTCAATGTTTAAAAATTCAAAGCATAAAGTTGTTTTTGGGATTGACGGATTAGCCAATACACACGAAATATATCGAGTTGGAACAAGTTGGCAAAAAGTAATTGATAATGCACAAGCATTTATTAACAATGGCGGAAACGCCGAATGGCAATTTATTTTGTTTGATCACAATTATAATGAAGTGAAAGAATGCTATCAAATGTCATTGACAATGGGATTTAAACATTTCAAACTGCTATATCAGGATCGTTTTGATAAAACTAACGAAATTAATACATTAGATGAACAAACTAATGAAATTAATACCATTAAAAAGTTTACAGGTGATTTATCTCAATTTCAAAAATATGGTTTATTCATTAAAACATCAAGTCAAAGTATGGAAAAGGTTATATCTACTAGTGCAATAAGCTGCCGTAGTCAAAATATTGGGTGGATTAGTATCTATGCAGATGGAACAATTTGGCCTTGTTGCTGGCTTATGGGGTGGCATCGTGTTCGATCACCAATTGGTAATTTTGTTCAACAACATATGTTTAAAATATTAAAGATAGAGTTGTCAGCAATTAGCCTGTATAGTAATAGTCTACAAGATATAATTGATGGTGAGATTTGGCAAAAAATGTATCCTGAAAGTTTCAAATCTAAACCAAATCTCATTTGTCTTCAACAGTGTTCTAAAAAATAGACTTACTCAACACATTCAGGTAAAGTAGTTTTAATGTTTAAAATTAAAAATTTAACACTTAAGAATTTCATGAGCGTGGGCAATGCGACCCAAGCCGTGAATTTTGACCGTAGAGATCTAACTCTCGTACTTGGTGAAAACTTAGACTTAGGAGGTGATGATTCAGGTGCTAGAAATGGCACAGGTAAAACCACAATCATCAATGCTTTGAGCTATGGACTCTACGGTCAAGCACTTACTAACATTAAGCGTGATAATCTTATCAATAAGACTAACGCAAAGAACATGTTAGTTACTGTTGATTTTGAAGTAAATGGTCAGGACTATAGGATCGAACGAGGGCGCAAGCACAATGTCTTGAAACTCTATGTTAATGGACAAGAGCAAGATGGCTATGCAGATGATAGCCAAGGTGACAGTCGTGAGACACAGCAGGATATCGAACGCCTGCTGGGTATGAAGCACGATATGTTTAAACATGTGCTTGCGCTCAATACCTACACTGAACCATTTCTCAGTATGCGAGCCAATGATCAGCGTACTATCATTGAGCAGTTGTTGGGCATTACTATACTCAGTGAAAAAGCAGAAGCACTTAAAAATCAGATTAAAGATACTAAAGAAGCAATTGCTACTGAAGAGCATCGTATTAAAGCAGTACAAGATGCTAACAAGCGTATCGAAGAACAGATTGAAAATCTTAAGCGTAGACAGAAACTATGGCTTACAAAGCATGAAGAAGATGTGTTAACTCTCGAACGAGGGCTAATGGATCTTGCTAATGTAGATATTGAAACTGAGATTCAATCACATAAAGAGTTAACTGCTTATCACGAACGTATTGCTAAAAAAACTGAATGCGACAAGTGGTTGCGTAGCTTACGATCAGATTATTCCAAAGAAGAAAAGCGATATCAGAAACTCAGTGAAGAAATACAAGATCTAGAAGATCACAAGTGTTATGCTTGCGGTTCAACGCTTCATGATGCCAATAAAGGTATGATCCTCGAAAGTAAAACAAAGCAGTACACCGATTGCCAAACTCAGATGCTTGCCCTTCAAGAAAAGGCAAATGAATATCAAGATCAATTGAATGTAATGGGATCTATTGGAACTGCACCAAAAGTCATTTACGATTCGTTAGAGAAAGCACTGGATCATCGTAGTACACTTGAAAAACTAGTTGAACAACTTGATCGTAAACGTGATGATCAAGATCCTTATGCTGAACAGATTGTAGATATGGAACAGTCAGCAATTGAACAAGTAACGTGGGACAAGATTAATACTCTTACCCAGTTTAAAGAACATCAAGAGTTCCTTTTAAAGTTGCTGACTAACAAAGACAGTTTTGTTCGCAAGCGCATCATTGATCAAAATCTTGCTTATCTAAATGTAAGACTAGGTGCTTATCTGCAGGCAATTGGATTGCCACATGAAGTTAAGTTTCTAAACGACCTAAATGTAGAAATTACTGAACTAGGCCGTGAACTTGATTTTGATAATCTAAGTCGCGGTGAACGCAATCGTCTTATACTTTCGTTGAGTTTTGCATTTAGAGATGTATGGGAAAGTCTTTACATGCCAATCAACTTGTTGTTCATTGATGAAATGATCGACAGTGGAATGGACTCTAGTGGGGTTGAAAACGCACTTGCTATTCTAAAGAAAATGTCACGTGAACGCAACAAGAGTATTTTCCTTGTAAGTCATAAAGATGAACTATCAGGTCGTGTTAACAACGTAATGAAGGTCATTAAAGAAAACGGGTTCACATCATACGAGAACCTGTCAGACGAAGCATGATCACTATTGCAGTGTAATAAATATGCACTGCAATGGACACAGGACACTGGGAATTTCCTCATGAATTTAAAGTTGAAGAGTGGTTTGGCTTTATCTATAGAATCGTGGAAATAAACACAGGTAGAGAATACATTGGCAAGAAACAATTTTACAGTAACTTAACCAAGGCAGTTAAAGGCAGAAAAAACCGTAAGCATTTTAAAAAAGAATCTAATTGGCGAAAGTATACAAGTTCCAGTATCGAACTTAATAAATCAATAGAATTATATGGCATAAACAACTACAAATTTCAAATTGTAAGTTTACATAAGACCAAAGGTAGTTTACACTACAGAGAAGTTGAAATACAAGTCATGGAAGATGTACTTAGAACTCGACTGCCTATTGGCATACGCAAGTATTATAATGGCAACATATCGGCTGTAAAATTTTATCCACCTCTTGAACATTTAGATGAAATTGCAATGAAAATATAGACAAATTGCTAAACTTATGTTATTTTTACTAAATGAGATTTTTACTAACTTTATTATCTTTGACATTATCAACAATTACATATTCAGCCGAGTTACATTTGATTGTACCTTATGCTCCAGGCGGACCAGCAGATATAATATCTAGAGCAGTTCAATCATCCCTCAACAGTCAAAATATTACTACATTAGTTGAATATAGACCAGGAGCAGGCGGTGCAATTGCTTTTAATTATATTGCAAAATTTAAGTCTGATAAAACAGTAATTGCACTTGCTAGTAATGGGTTAACAGACGGTCCCATTATTGATAAAAAAGAAACTTATGATTTAGGTAAAGATTTTATACTTGTTAAACATTTAGGTATTATTCCAAACTTATTGGTTGTATCTAATAAAATAAAAGCAAATAATTTCTTAGAGTTAACGGAACAAGCAAAATTAAATCCTGTTTATTATGGATCTAGTGGAATTGGAAGTGGTCAGCATATTTTAGCTGCGTTGGTTACTGCTAAATTTAAGAACTTTATACATGTTCCATATAGAGGCGGCAGCGAAGCATTAGTAGATCTACTAAGTGGTAATATTGACTTTGTTATTGAATCTAATATGATAGTGGATCCTCACATTAAATCAAACTCATTGAAGCCATTAGCAGCATTAAATTCAACTCGTTTGCCAGAATATCCTTTAGTAAGTACATTTAAAGAAGTTGGAGTTAACGATTACAGTTATGAGCGATGGTTTGCAATAGTTGCTAACTCAACAGCAGATCCAGCGATGCTAAATGATATTCAACAGAAATTAAATTCTTTAGATTTAACATCATTGGGTTTAGTACCAACAACATTGAAAATAGATAATTTTTTAGTTAACCAACAACAGCAGTTTCGACAAATTGCAAAGGATGTAAATTTTGAACGAAATTGACAAGAGAGGATTTTATCAAGTTGGTAATCAAAAATTCTATCGAAAAGTAGATGCAATTCTTGAAGATCAAAAAACAAATATCGGAGTACATTGGAATTTCAATGATGATGTATTTGGAACATTTGATTGGCAGAGTCCCGTCGAACTTTCGATGAAATCTTTATATGGTATCAGAGCAAAACAACTTAGAGAGAAATACGACTACCTAGTACTTTGCTACAGCGGAGGTATAGACAGTTATACTATACTGCGATCATTTATCGACAATAACATTTTTCTAGATGAGATATTAATCTTTGGTCCGTTTAAAGGAACAGAATCAACAGCAAACTCCAGCGACGAAGCATGGAATCTACGTAGCGAAATTGAACTGCAAGCAATACCAATACTGAAGAAATTAGACATAAACTTTAATACTAAAGTTACTTTTTATGATTACACAGATGATTTACTCAAGTATTATAACAACAAAAATTGGATCTTAGATTTCAATCCTGGTGTTAGATACAATGCATCAATGCCTAAAAATATATTAATTCATAATTCTACTAGAAATTATCTTATGCAATACGATAAAGGAAGACGTGTAGGATTTATACATGGCATTGACAAACCAAGAGTTACATTTCATGATGATAGTTATTACATGTATTTTCTTGATGTACAACTTAGTATCAGTGTAGGCGATTTTAATCAAGTTAATGATCTATATTGGGAAAATGATGAGTTATTCTATTGGTCCCCTGATCTTCCTGAGATGTTATCTAAACAAGCACAAATTATCAGTGCGTGGTTTGATTTGAATCCACATCTTAGAAATCTATTAGATTTTCGTTCAGGTAAAGGACTAGTACCTGAGGAATATTATTCTATAATTAATCCGTTAGTTTATCAAGACTACTGTAAAGATATTGTGTTTAAGGTAAAAAAGCCTTATAATCCATTATACCAGGAGAATGAATACTGGTTTAGAAACGAAGATATATCGGCTTATAAAAATTGGAAGACGGGCTTAGACGATTTAAAATCTCAGATTGCACCCACATGGTGTAATCAAAATACTTTTGAAAAAGGCTTAATTGGCTGTTTTAGTAAATTCTATAAAGTGAAATAACAAAAGATATATAATTGAACTACTTGGCATCGTAGGCATTTTTAGGCTATATAGTCCCTTATCTGTTAAAAATAGAAGGTCTCACGCCCCGATAATCGTGAAAGCGGACAACGCACGGCTTGCGATAGGCTAAATGATTGTGGCTCTGAGAAAAAGCAACCACAGCAGTAATAATGTTTGCTGGTTAAGGCATTATTATTGTACCGTTGGAATTCAGCTGGAATAATA